ACTTTTTCAAAATTTGTCATCCAAAAAATCCTTCAAGTGTAGACTGCTCTTCAACTGTCCAACCCATAGAATCGAGAATGATACGGATTGGCTCAACAAAAGTTTTATCATACTGTTTATCATAATCGATGAACCTATTTAAGTCAAGTTCTTTAGGCAACATATCTGGAAACGAGATCACGTTTTCCCCGATAGGATTGGGTTGCTTTAAGTAAATGAACTTGATCTTATCGCCATTCTTCACCTCACTATATCGCTTGGTCAAAGAGTGTTCTTTCAACAAGTAGTTATACATCAAGCACCCGCGAACATGTATCGGTGTTCCCTTACCATAGATCAACTTACGATCAGAGTTCTTGGTCAGGTTACTGACGCCTCGAGGAAACGCAATGTCTTCAGGATTTTGCTGAGAAAATTCAACACGAAAGTCTGCAATAAATTTTTGAATATCTTTGTTGGTTCCAGAAATCAACAGTTTGAACGCTTCCTTAAACTTATCGCGGCAGATCTGTGGAGTCGACGACTTGATAGCTTCAATTCCCATAATCTTCAATTTAGGTTCAGCATAACGAACGCCTTCGTTGTCATATACATTCAGAATGTATCGTTTCTTAGCTGTCCAAATACCACGGTCAGCGATCGCCTCTCTTGCCATGACCATACGGTTTTCATATGCGTTCATTTGATTAGAGAGGTCATCGAACGCTTTCACGATTACAGGCTCGATGGCTTTCTTACAAACTTTGTCTAGAAAGTCAACAGTTTCTTCCTTCGACTTACCAGAAAACGTTTTCTCTACGATGTCATTCATGTTGATGTAAACTGAGTCTGTATCAATCGCAATCACATAATCTTTATCAGTCTTCAACATCTTGTTAAGATATCCGTTGATGGCTTTCTCAGCTTTTAACACAGACAACTGACCTGATAACGTGATACCTTCAGCAACTCTCATATCAAAGTATCGGAACCAACGATTACCGAGCGCACCATAGAGAGAGTTTAGAAGAATCTTAATCGCCATTTGCTGGTTTTCATATCGAGCGATGTCGCGTTCAATTTCGTAGGACTTCCCCTCTTTTTCCATACGCTTTTGCGCTTCGATCATTTTCTGTTTTATGAGCACACGCTCTTCATACATTTTCTGCACCATCTTCGGCACAACCCCACGCTGTTTCTTGCTAAAGTAAACGCCATTAGCAGCCATAGAGTATTCGGTATCGTTTACGACCTTACCCTCAAGGCAATTTTTAACAGATGAATTTGAGTTGATCTTGCCATCGATGATGGTTTCAGGAGACATATTGTACTGAATGATCAGGTTGGGATATAGAGAGTTGAGATCGAATGAACAAACCCAATCGTTGACTCCGATCTTCGGCTCTTTTACGTAACCACCAGCATAGTCGTGTTTTGCTTTCTCGACCCTTTCAGGAATCGCAACCTTACTGTTGTTTAGATCTCGGTAGATAACTGAGTCCCAGATACCTGTTGTACCAAATGTGAGATCATAGTTGACACCAGCTTTGTATGCAATCGTTAAGGCAAGTTCAATCAATCCTGTCTTATCTTCAAGGCGATCGACCAGATCAACATCTCGAATATTGTAGTCGATAAACTTCTGATGATTTTCTTTATAAAGAGTGTGAAGAGACCCATACTCATCATATGAAAGTTTACGCTCGCCGAGAACTACGTGAGCAATATTGTCGAGACGATATGACGCCTGATTACCATAGGAATATCCAAACTTTTGAAACAGATCAAGATAATCAAGTTGTTGAACTCCAGTAATCTTATAGACGTTCATTTCCTTTAACTTATATCGAACCTGCTCCTGAGAGAGCAGTTCCCATGGAGAAAACTTCTTTGTAACTCTCTCGCCAAGAACAGTCATACAGCGGTTGATCAAATATGGAATGTCGAAGAATCGTATATTCCATCCAGTAACAATGTCTGGGAAATTCTTGTACCAATATACGAGAAACTTTTGTAAAAGTTGAGCCTCATCTTCACACTGAAAGTATGTTACGTTATCAAACAAACTCTCGTGCAAATCATAAGGCTGAAGACCCCAAACGATGAAGTTATCTTCTTTGTTGCTCTTGAGAGCAATCGAGATAACTGGCTGCCTAGCCTCGTCCGGTTCTGGGAACCCATCGTCTGACGCAACCTCAATGTCAATGTTGAAGATAGTCATGTGCTGACTATCGAACTTAATTTCGTTAGGGAACTTCTCAGCAATAAACTGAGCGACGTAGTTGGTGTTGCCAAAAACTTTGAACCCATCTACGTCCTTGTATTGCTGCATAAATTTTCGAGCTTCAGACATACAGTCAAACTTGATCGGTTCGACATTGTAGCCATCAAAGGATGTCCAACGAGTTTGTTTTTCTGAACTTTGGCAGAACAGAGTTGGTTGGAAACGATACTTCTTTTTGACACGCGAACCATCTTCATAGCCAATGTAGAGGATGTCGTTCATATGCCGATCGACGGATGTGTAGAATCTAGTCATGTAAACTAGTATACCTCAAAGTTTGAAAAAAGTCAAGCAATTTTTGAAAAGTTTTTAACTTTTTCAAAACGCAGCACTGAGTCAAATCGATCAATCAGCTGATCTGTCTTATGACTGATGATGAAGATGTTGGAGTCGCCTGTGATATCATTGATAATTTTCATGAACTCTTCTGTCCCATTTATATCGAGCGACCCATCAAACACTTCATCCATGATAAGTAAGTTGGTCGAAGTAGAGTTCCGCAGCTTCGATACTGCTCGCCATGTAAATAGCAAGGCTAGGTCAATCCTCATCTTCTCGCCTTCTGAGAACGACTCATAGGAGAAGTCGTCACGAAAGCGAGATCGGATCGTTTCGTTGAACTGCTCATCAAGTTCAAACTGAACAAAGAAGTCCATCTCGGCTAGATACTTATTGATTAGCTTGTTCATGATTGGAACATACTGCCGAATGATCTGAGTTTTGATGCCACCATCTTTCAGTAGCATCGCAGTCACACCCATGGTTTCCCCATCGAGGTACAGTTGTTTACCCGAATTTTCAAGATCTTTCAGCTCTGCCTTCAACCAATCAATTTTACTCTCATCAATTTGATCGATCTCTTCTTTAGCAGTTTGTAAATCTGATTTCAGAGAGCTGATCGTTCTTTCATTGACGCTAATTGATGCGTTCCTGTTGCCGACTTCTAGATTTTTTTCAGTGATTTCTGTATTAATTTCAGAGATGTCAAGAATTCTTTGATTCACCTTATCCTTTTCAACAACAAGTTTTTCAAGAGCATCATTGATTTCTTGTATCTTTTCCTCGTTAGTTGAAATAACATGATGTTTATGATCGGTGTCAATGCCCTGCTTACATGTCGGACATTGATCATTTTCTTCGTAGAAAGCTAGTGTCTTAGCAAGAGTTTTTGTTTTGTTCGTAAGGTTATTTTCAATCTTGATTAACTCATTCATCTTCTTAGTGACACTATCGTGATCACTAATAGACTTTTGCATTGCGTGAAGTTCTTCCTGGATATTTGATGCTTCTGAAAGCAGCGAATCATTCTCTGCTAGTAAACTATCGACGCGACTTTGTATCTTTTCAGCATCAGCTTGTTTCATCTCAATTATAGATGCGTTATGTTTATTTGCTGCTGAGATTCTTTCTTGTACAATATCGATTTGATACTTGGCATCTCTGAGATCACTTTTGTTCTGAGCCAGTTTTTCTTTTAGTAGAGTGTTCATTACCGTGAAGATTTGAATATCGAGTAGATCTTCAATAATCTCGCGACGATGACCTGCTGGTAACTGCATGAAAGGAACGAATGTAGAACTACCGAGTACTACGATTTGTCCAAAAGACTTGAAATTCATTTTCAAAATATTATCTTCCAAGTACTGCTGATAATCTCTAGCAGCTGCATCTTGATTCAGAAGATCATCATTTTCGTAAACCTCAAAAATGTTAGGACGCATACCGCGCCTAATAGTGTATTTGTTTGCGCCGATACTGAAATCGAGCTCAACCAATAGGTCTCTACTGTTGATCGAATTCATTAACTGTGGCTTGTTGATTTTTCGGAATGGCTTACCGTACAACGCAAAGGCAAGAGCATCTAAGATAGTGCTCTTCCCTGCACCGTTTTCTCCAACGATCAGAGTAGTCTTAGACTGATTAAGTGGGATAGTTGTGAAAAAGTTGCCAGTAGATAAGATATTCTGATAACGAATCTCTTTAAATATTATCACAGATTAATAGCCTCATTGTATAAATTAGTGACGAACTTTTCGACATCTCTTTTGTCAGCTTTCATGTCCAACTGATCTATGTAGTTTCTTAAAATTGTGAGAGTATCTTCAGCTTCATCAATTAGCGACTCTTCGTCAATAAGATCAAGATGCATATGATCATCTACGACCTTGATATCAGAGCAGCCAATCTGTTGCAGTTTATTGATGTACAAATCAAACATATACGGATTCGTCTTGTTTTGCACGATCACTTTCACAAAACAATTTTCAAGATATTCGGGAGCCTCAAAGTCTTCGACGTTGGCTTCTACATCATTGTACCACAACTTATGGAATATTCTAACCTTATTTTGAATAAAAGTCAACTCTCTTTTCTCTGTATCATAGATGTGAACACCACGAGGGTCATCGTAGTCGCCCCAAGTCATTTCATAAGGTGCGCCAAGATAGTGAATATTGTTATGAGACGACTTGTGATGGAAGTGACCAGAGCAGACAACATCAAACTTGCTGAAGATGTCGTGACCCATCCCCTCATGATTGATAGCACCCTTGTACATCTCAAACCCTTGGATCTCAAAGTGACCCATAACGACTTGCGCTTTGGTTTCTTCTAACATCTTCAGAGAGATCTCAGCGTTCTCTGGGCAAATCCATGGACACAACATGATGGTTTCACCATCCATATCCACTTCGACAGGATGATCCCAGTACATGTTTACAGTGTCAGCATATTTGCTGTGACCGTACAACTGTTTGAGACTGTTGATACTATTCGTATTCTTGAAATAAGTATCGTGATTGCCCACTACCATATACACTTGAAGTTCGCGCTCAGCAAGTGGTTCAAACAGATCTTTTTCTAAACGGGCTGCAGTTGCATAATTAATATACTTTCGGCGATCGCAAACGTCACCAAGATGAAAAACAGTATCAATCCCATGCTGATCAATGTACGGAAAAAACTGCTCAGCATAAAAAGAACTAATATGATTACCAAAAACCACATTATCGTTTCGTACTCCCCAATG